TCGAAGTTCGAAATGAACCCGCCGCTCCATCCGTCTGGGATCCTGTAGCGGTAACGGCTTGGACACGCTGCGTAGCAGCGGACCCAAGCTCGAACAGCCACAGAATCACAGTAAGAATCACCGCCAAGGCGGCGACTCCATAAACGGATGCTATTGCCGTACTGGTGACAGACTTCAGGAAATGTAGTGGTTTCATCTTCCTCTCCTTTCAGAAAGAAGGGGCGAATGTTCACTCCATTCCAGTAGTCATGTCCGCAGCTCTCCCGGAATAAGCCTTCGCCAAAGGTCTTATTCCTGTTCACGCTGAAACCCAGCTGGGTTACAGCGCGTGTCGTCTCTGCTAAGAACTCGGAGGGAACAATCAGATCATCGCCATAAGCCATGACCTGATCATATCCATACCCATGTCGATCACAGACTGCCAAAAGCATGCTGTAAAAGATAAGGGTTTCGAGCTCAAATGTGTACCCATTGCCCATTGCAGACCACTTCTCGAGCAGGACCGTACGATCTGGCCATTCAACCAGATCAGTACGACTCAGCTCTAAAAGTTCAAGCCAACGGGCGGGTAACACATGCCTCACCAGAGCCAAAGAGATCAGATCCGATGCAGAAGAAAGATCGATAGTCGCAAGACTATCGTCAATACTTCCTTGTCGAGCCATTTCTCGATTAAGCTCTTGGGAGTTAAGATCGACACCGAAGTGCTTCAATTTCTGCCTCAATAGAGACCCGACGCCGAGCTGAACATAAACGTTCAGATCAGGTTGGATCTCAATGCAACGAGAAATCTTTGCATTCTTCGGAACTATGCACCCACGTGCAGAACGCCGAACCCGAAAGCTCGGCTTCTCCTGTCTCCAGAGTTCTGGAATACAGAAGACTGCGAAGGGGAGCAACCTAGGACTGACATCTAATTGCCGTCCACGGTACTTCTCGGCGTACAAAGCCGATCCGCTCACTGAAGTTGTCGCCCCGGGCCCAAAGCGCATCTTGTTCTCAGCAAAGCTGAGATCACGACGCGTCAAAGGGCCAAGGATACGTTCGATCCAGTACTTCATTCTTTCAAG